CCCGCCTACATCACCCCCGACACCACCTACACCGGACGCCACACCATCCACAGCAACCGCCGCCGGAGCGACGTCTTCACCGCGCGGGAACTCGCCGCCATGACCACCCCCGGCGTCCCGTTGACCCTCTGGGAGTACCACGGCACGGTGCATGGCGTGAACCTCTTCGGCCGCACCCGGTTCCTGGCGCAGGAAGACGGGTCGCTGGTCGGCTACAGCGCGGACGGCGGTCGCGTCATCATCCACCCGGCGGACCGGAAGGTCCGGGTCATCACCAGGTAGTCGCTCAAGCGAGAAGGCCCGGCCCCGGGAAAGCGGGGCCGGGCCTCTGGTGTGTGTCCACCCGGTGATAACTATGACGTACCTGGTCACGGGGTCACACCACCTAATTGTGTGCGCGCCCTAAGTATTCGGATACCGGTCCCCCAGCCGGTAGCCGAAGCCACTCACTCCATAACCGCGGCACGCAACCGGGCCGCGATGTGGCAGGCGACCTGGTACGACAAGCCCTCTTCCAGTACGCGCCCGGTCGGGTCGAGTACCGCCCAGCCGGGCACGCCGTTGTGGTGCTGCCTGACCTGGTAGCCGGTCACCTCGCGGTGGTGGAGGATCGCCGCGCCGGTCCGCCGGATGTCTTCCAGGGTCGCGCGGGTGACCTGCCAGGCGGGGTTGGGGGTGGTGAGTTGTTCGTCGGCCTGCTGGACGATGGAGGCAAGGACGGCGGTGTCGTAGCTGATCAGGCTTGCCGTGGTGGCGGAGTCGGGCACGAGGGTCATGGCGGGGCTCCAGTGATGGCGGGGGCGGGGATGGTGGGTCAGTCGCAGCAGGGGCACGAGTCGGCGAGGCCGTAGTCGTGCTCGCACGTCCAGCCGAGCTGGACGTAGAGCTCTAGGAGGGTGCGGGCGGCGGACTGCTCCAGGACGCTGGCGGTGAGGGCGAGCATGAGGTGGGGGTCGCCGTCGACGGTTCCGTGGTCGACCTCGGCGGCGGCGGCGCGCAGGTCAGCCACGCTGGTGTGGTGGAGGCGGACATAGTCGGCTAGTTGGGTGATCGCGTCGGGGGTGGGGTGGCAGGTGGTGGGCACGGGGGCTCCTTCGCTGACGTACCCCAAGTCTAGCAGTCCGGTAACCAAAAGACACCGCTATCACCCGAAAGGGGCAACCCGAGTCCAATCCGGTAACCAGCATGCTAAGGTCAGGGCATGCGCCCCCGCCGATGGATCGCCACCCTCCTCACCGCCATCCTCACCCTCACCGCCTGCACCATCACCATCCCCCCAGCCAGCCCCGGGTCCGTCGTGTCTTCACCGGCCGCCCCCGACGCCGCCCGCACCGCCTACATCCTCTGTGCCGGAACCGACGAATCCCAAGGCACCCAGGACCGGTGCCAACAACGCGTCTGGGGCGTGTCGTTCCGCGAAGACGATTCACGCTGGGACTGCCTGCACATGGGCAACCGGGTCTGCGGACCCGACACCATGATCGTCACCACCACCACCACGAGGTAACCTGCCCCCGGGACAGGTGTAACGCGCCCGCCCCTGGCCCCGCCCGCGGTGAGAGCGGGCGGGGCCAGCCATATCAGCTTCTTGTCGCCTTCCTGTCCCGCTTCCCGGTCCGCCGCTGGTCGCATGCCTTCGCGTCCCGGCACTGCCACAGCCCGTGCTCGGTCAGCTCGAACCGTTGCCGGCCACGGCGCCGGCACCACCGGCACGTGCGCCAGGTGCTCACCGGCGCGGGCAGATCGAGGAACACGGGTCGCACTCACAGATGTCACAGCACACAGCAGTCACCTCCCTACCCGTTGTGGTTGCCGCTGCTGCACTGGCAGCAGATCGGTTGTTCCGGCACTGGCTTCCCGGGCGGGATCTGCCACTTGCGGGTACAAGGACACAAGCCCACCCCGGGAACCTGGGCGAGGCAGTCACAGTCCACCCAGGTACCGCCGTTGTCACCGCGGGGGTTCCCGCTTGAGCGGTTACCGCCAAACCATGCCATCAGTTACTCCGTTCGGGTAGGTGCTGTTGATCTACAGGGAACGACGGGCTGACCCACCCCCATGGGGCCGCCCGGCTGGTCAGATGTCGTTGTCAGCCTCGAACGCGGCCCGCTGGCCGGCGCCGTACTCGGCGGGGTGCGGCATGCCCTGCCACGGGTCGCGGCCTTCACGGCCGGCGTCCCAGCAGACGCAAGCGGTGGCGGTGTCGGCGGGCTGCTGGTCGTAGGTGGGGTGGTTGTCGGCGGCGGTGGTGGGCTGGGCAGGGTTCCAGGTGGTGGCCATGAGGGTCAGCCGGCCAGATACAGCGGGCAGTCCCACTGGTCGGCGCCGGTGGCGTACGTCAGGGTCTGGGCCGGCCACACCAGCCGGTGGCAGTCGCAGGTGTCGATCCGATCGGGGCCGGGGTCGACCAGTTCGATGCTGACCAATCGGCCGGTCAGGTCGCGGTGGACCAGGTCTACGCGCACGAAGATCGAGGTGGCCATGGTTTGCTCCAATGCTGGTAGGGGTGGCTATGGCGTGGGCCCGCATGATGTCGGGCCCCACCACAGCGACCCCTACCAGCCCAGGGCCAGCGCGACTTCGGCGAACAGGGTCTCGGCCGACTCCTCCAGCACGGTGCAGTAGTTCACGAGGTAGGCGAACGTGTCGGTCAGGTCCTCACCCCAGTAGGTCTCGGGGGTGGTGGCGCCGTCGCCGTCGATCGCGCAGACCAGGGTGTGGATATCCTCGCCGTCCAGCTTGTACTTGCGGACCAGGTCGGCCAGGTGGCCCACGGCCTGCTGGAACGCGACGTGGTTGACCGCGCGCGGGTGGCCCTTGGTTGCGGCGTATTCGATGATCGCCTGCGCGTGCATGAGCTCGCGGTTGCCCAGCTCGATCCGGGCGGCGGCCAGGACGGCGGCGGCGGTCTCGTACTCGTCGTCGGTGAGGACTTCCACCCCGTTGGCGTGATCGTTCAACAGCGCGTCGTTGCTGGTGATGACCTGGTGGAGTTCGGCGGTGGTCTTGTCGGCGGCGATCCCGGTGTAGCGGTTGGGGGTGGTGGTGGTCATTTCCGGCTCCTTCGCTTGGCGTACCCCAAGCATAGCACAGCGGTAACCAAAAGACCCCACAGTCACCTGGATAGCGCAACTTAGCCGCACAGCGGTAACCAACATGGTACGATCAAGGCATGCGCGACATCCGAATCAACGTCCGCCTAGACGACGACACCGCCGACCAGCTAGACCACTGCGCCGACGCCATCGGCGCCACCAACTCCACCATCGCCCACATGCTCATCCGCTGGTACCTCGGCTACGCCGACGCCCCACCCCCCGGCCCCACCAGCAAAGCCGCCAGCAAGACCAACGCCAGCAAGGAAGACACCGCCAATGTCTGACCGCACCCCCGACACCCAGATGACCGCGGCGGATAAGAAACGCTCTGCCGCGGCGCTCGCCGAAACCCAACGCCTCCAAGCCGGAAAGGAAGCCGCCCGCACGGCTGATCCGGACGAGCCCACCGGGCCGCACCTCAAGACCGGCTACGGCCTCACCGCAGGCTGACCCGAAAGGCCCCGCCATGGATGCCCGCTGCCCGCACAACAAAGACCCGCTGAAATGCCTGATCTGCAACACCTACCACCACCAGGAAACCCGGTGACCGAACCCCACACCACCGAGACCGCCACGGCTGCGGGCTGCCCGCGTGGCTGCCCGAAGGACGAGTGCTACTGCACAGACGGAAGTGAACCGCGCTCGTGCGGACATGGCCCAGGAGGCACATGTGCCATCGGGCACTGCTACGACTGCGACGCCTGCCACTGCGGACAGGACTGACCCATGACCACCTCAGACCCCACCCAACCCACGGCCGACGAGCCAATCGACCTGAAAGCCCGGGCAGCCAACCAGGCCCTGAGCCTGGTCGACCAGGAACTGATCGCGATGCGCGAGGTATTCAAGATCGTGTACCCGTTGAAACGGAACGCGCGGGAACGCGTGCTGCGCTGGGCATTGCACGAAGCGACCACCGATCCCATACGCGTCAATATCGTCAAGGAACCACCCGGTGTGTGACCGCGAAGACTGTGGCGAGCCGAACAACACCAAACCCTGGTGCGGCGCCTGCAATGGGCACATCGACGGCACCAGCCTGAAACTCCACATGGACCGCGAACACCCGACACCCCCGCCAGTCGACGCCACACTCCGATAGGGACCTCCACATGGGCTTCACTGAAGACACCCCAACCAGCGACGAGACACCTGATCTGGCCGACGTGCGTCGGCGCCTGGCTCTCGTCACCGGCGAGCCTTACCAGCTCGTCGACCTCGCGGACGCCTTGCTGCTGCTGCCGTCTTCTCCCGTCGCAGGGCGACACACGGTCTCCGACGTGTCACCACATCCACCGTCCCGCGTGTACTCAGCGGGTCCGGCTTGGACATGGTGCTGGAACTATGTTCGGGTCCTCATGGACAACCTTGCCGGTATTGCACCGCACGAACAGAAACTGATTCGGCTCAACACCAACACGGCCGAATGGCTATCCATCGAACAGGCCGAGACCATGGCCGGCGAGTTGCTGTCCGCCGCCGCACGAGCCAGGCGGGCAGCACAGTGAACGTGAAAATGCCTGGGGTGGTTCATATCGCGGCCCAACCAGTCCAAATTGGATGCCATCTTCGGCAACGATGTGGCTGGTGTGGGGCGGTTTTGGAGGATTACAACGTGTGTAGTTCGGGATATGAGAGCAGCAGCCCGGACGGTCAACCACCATCATGGACGGTCGGTGGGCTCGTACTGGTCGACGGGAACACGTCATACGAGGTGCCGCACGTCGCTGGTGATGAGGTGCCCACCAACGCGTGTGCCGCGTTGGATCCGGCGGTGACGGGGTGATGTGGGTGTGGGGTGTGGTCAACGCGGTGTTGATCATGCTGGTGATCTACTGCAACGGCCGTGGCTGGCGTACGGGCTGGGCGTTGGGGTTCGCCGCCCAGTGCTGGTTGATCTTGTTCGGTGTGCTCGGCGCCGGCCCATGGACGTTCGTGTTGTCTGCTGGGCCTGCCGCCATGTTCGCGGTGAACTGGTGGCTACATCCCCGCCGTGTGGCGCGTCGACTGATGGTTGATGCGGCGATCGTGCGCGCCGCGGTGATCGCGTCCCACGAACAACCGTCACCGATCCTGAAAGCCCGGGTGGGGATGACGGCGAAAGAGGCCGCGGCCAACCTCACGGCCAACGCGGAAAAGTACCTACCGCACATCACGCTGAAGGACATGCCGGCGGACCCCAAGGACCCCATCTACCCGTACCGGATGCTGCCGGACAAGGTGGAGGGGGACCTGTCGTTCCCGGTGGACCCTGACCAGGTGGACCGGGTCGGACACTATTACGCGTACGCCACCGGCCGATCGGACAACGAACCTTCGGTATCAACCGAACAGGTTATGGCCATCATGGCCAAGTACGGGGGGACCCCGGCCCAGTACCTGGATCACTGGCTGCGGATCCACCCTGCGCTGTCCGCCGCGACCGGGCGCCCGCTCCCGTCGCCATACGGTGTCGATGGCTGGATGCGGCCTACCGTCGCCGACAAGCAGCCCGTCACGGGCCGGCCGCCCGGGTCGTCGACCGACATCATGGCTTCCACCGGTCATCTCGGCGGCACCCCGAAGGACCCGCCCGGTGGCTGCTTGCTCTGTCCCGGCGGCGCTGAGGTGCCGCAAACCGAACTGATCGAGCACCTGATCAGCCACCACCCCCAGGCGTACGACGGGTCCCCGTTCGAGACGTGGCCGGTCGACGACACCACCAGTCAGGAAGGCGACCATGAATAACGCTGTCATCGTCGTGCTCGGCGTCGCGACCTTGGTCAACACGGTCGGTATCGCTTTCGCGATCGTGGTGTTGATCAACCACGAGAGTCGGTTGCAAGCCGTCAGGAAGGCAGAAAGCCGTGACGAGCGATGAGTTGAAGCAGACGAGCGACGAGTTGAAGCAGCAGATTGCGGCGGCGTTCGACATCGATCCGGCCGACATGTGCCTGTTGGAACCCACCTGTGAAGAGGTCCAGCTCAAGTACGAACGGAAGCAGCACGCCGCCGCGGTCAAGCACGAGCAGTGGGCTACTGCGGTGCGGCTCGGCGCGTTGTTGCCGCCGGGCATGACGTGGGTAGTCGAATGACTGGGCCGCGTTCTGACCCGGTCACGTTCGGGCCGCCCCCGCATCCGTCCCGGTGCAACTGCGGGCAGTGCGCGGCGGTGCCGTTCACGTACGCGTCCCACGCGGTGGAGGGCCCGGACGGGCTGATCATCTACACGGTGCGCACCACGGTCAGCAACGAACACGTCAGCCGTCAAATGACGGTCACCGCCGTCGCCGCGGTGCCGCTCACCCCTCGGCTGACGTGGCCGGTCCCGGAAACTGCCCGGCTGTCCCTGATCGCTCCGGACGGGCACGAGGTGGGGTTCACGTCCGTGTCGCTCGCACCGGATCCTGTCCCGGCCCCACAGGAAGTGGTGGTGCCGTCCGGGGTGTGGACCGAGGTCCCCGACGCGGAGATCCAGGTGTTCCACGAGACCGTGTCCGCTGTGACGCTGCTCGTGCACGACGGTGGCGAGGTGTCCGGGTTCGACAAGCTGTACCGGCTGCGGGTCCGGGCCGCGCCGGATCACGACTACGACGACACGTACGACTAACACCCGGGGGAGGACCGCAGTGGGTAATGGCACGTCTGGTCGACGGACCAAACCGGATCTGCCCAAAGACCCGCCTCGCCCTGGTGGGCCCGCGGGTAGGGGTCCGACTCGACCGAAAGGAACGTGAATGGGTAACAACAAGCCGAGTGGTTCTGGTGGCACTAAACCGGGGGGTAGGGGAGGAAGCGGCCCCGGTGGATCCGGAGGCACTAAGCCCGGCGGCGGCGGAAGCCCCGCCAGCCCGCCCGGTAAGCCGAAAGACTCCTGACCGTGGGATTCAAACCGGTATACGGGCTGTGTCCCGTATGTGGCTGGGTGCGGGCATGCCGCCGGGACGGCACACTCCGCGAACACAAATTCACCAACAACCGTGGCCAACAACCGGGCCACTCCTGCCCAGGTATCGGACAGAAACCGGCCAAGTACGTGCCGCGACCGGAGGTGACCACCAACAGCGTCAACCCCACCCGTCAAGGGGGTTGACGCTGGTTGACCCGCTGATCATCGCCGTGTGACCATGGGCTCTATGGATGCGTCGGACAGAGTCACCTGCACGGGCACCACCCGTACAGGGAGCCGATGCACCCGGCGCCCAGTCGCTGGTTACGAGGTGTGCAACGGGCACGGCGCGCCGATGAAATCGGACAAGCCGAAGTGCACAGGAACCCGCAGCAGCGACGGCGAGCCGTGCACCATGTGGCCGATCCGCGGCGCCACCGTGTGCAAAATGCATGGCGGTTTCGCCCCTCAGGTACGAGCCAAGGCCGAACAGAACCTCGCCGCGCAGGCCGCCCGGCGCGCGTTCGGGCGGCTGCGGGACGTGTCCGCACCCGTCGACGACCCGTTGACTGAGCTGCAAAAACTGGCCGGCGACGTGGTGGCGTGGAAAGAATTCCTGGCCGGCAAGATCGCGGATATCGAACGTCTCTCCTACGAGGGGACCACCAGCGGGGAGCAGATCCGCGGCGAGGTACAGCTGTGGGAACGTGCACTCGACCGGTGCAACACGGTATTGGCCACCTGCGCTCGCCTGGACATCGACGGTCGGCTTGCGACGATCAGTGAACGGAAAGCGGACGCGGTGATCGCGGCGATCGAAGCAGCGTTGGACGCGGTGAAGGTCCCGCGCGCTGACCGGCCAGCGGCCATGCGGGCGGCGTCGGCACACCTGAGGGTAGTGCCGGCGTGACAGGCCACCTGCGGTGACGGTGGACAGGGGACTGTGGGCGGCGGCGGACCGGTTGGAGCGGGCCGCCGCCGCCTGGGGTGAAGAACCGGAGGACCCGTACCCGACACCGGGAGCGTTGGCGCGGGCCCTGCTGCCCGCGCATGTGGTACAGACCCCTGCGTTGGACCTGATCGACCAGGAGTTGGTGGCGGTCGCTGAGGGCCGCACCACCCGGTTGATGCTGTTCATGGCACCGCAGGAGGGCAAATCCCAGCGGGTCAGCCGGTGGTTTCCGTTGTGGATGCTGCGCCGTAACCCTGAGCTGCGGATCGCGATCGCGTCGTATGAGCTGCAAACGTCGCGCCGGTGGGGGCGGGCGATCAGGTCGGATCTTCGCCAAAACCCGCAGTTGGGGTTGCGGGTGCGGGGGGATACGTCGGCCGCGCATGAGTGGGAGCTGACGGACCACACGGGGGGCGTGTATTGCGCGGGGGTGGGGGGTCCGTTGACTGGGCGCGCGGTCGATTTGATGATCATCGATGATCCCGTCAAGAACCGTGAGCAGGCCGACTCGGAGACGTATCGGGAGACGGCGAAGACGTGGTGGTCGGAGACGGTGGCCTCCAGGCTGGGTGAGCGCACACCGGTCGTGTTGATCATGACTAGGTGGCATGACGATGATCTCGCCGGCTGGCTGCTACGTACCCAGGGCGACGCCTGGCGCATGGTCAACATCCCCGCCCAAGCTGACCATGACCCGGCCAAAGGCGAAACCGATCCGCTCGGCCGCCAGCCGGGCGAGTTCATGATCTCGACCCGGGGCCGCACCCGGGAGGGATGGGAGCAACGCCGCCGCGACCTCGGGTCCCGCGGCTGGCAGGCACTCTGCCAAGGGCGCCCGTCACGCTCGGAGGGCGCGCTGTTGAAGCGCTCGTGGTGGAGGCACTACCCGGCGCCGTTGGGGCGTGTCCAACCGGACGGGTCGATGCGGGTGTCGGACGAGTTCGACGTGGTCCTCCAGTCGTGGGACATGGCGTTCAAGGACACCAAGGATGTCGACTACGTGGTGGGTCAGGTGTGGGCGCGGCGCGGTAGCCATGCGTTCCTGCTCGACCAGGTTCGGGACCGTCTGGACTTCCCGTCGACCTGCCGTGCGGTGGAAGCCCTGTCGGCGAAATGGCCGCAAGCCAACACCAAACTGATCGAAGACAAGGCCAACGGACCGGCGGTGATCGCCCAGCTGACCGCCAAGGTGGGCGGGTTGATCGCGGTCAACCCGCAGGGGTCGAAGCAGGCGCGCACGTCGGCGGTGTCGCCGTTCGTGGAGGCCGGGGACGTGCGGTTGCCGCCGCCGGAGTTGGCGCCGTGGGTGAACGACTTCGTGGAGGAGTGCGCCGCGTTCCCCACTGGCGTGCATGATGATCAAGTCGATGGGATGTCGCAGGCCCTGGACCGGCTGCTCGTGCAGGGTGGGGCGGCCCGGTTGTTCATGGATGCCCTGACGAACCGGACTGCGGGGTGACTGGTGGCGCGTGCCCGGCGGTTGGCGACCCGCAAAGCGACCAAAGCACCTCGGGTGAAATTGACGCGGGTCCGGCGAGCCGGGACCGGGACCGTGTCGACGCATCTGCACGGCCGGGCCCACGCGCGGGCCCTGGGGCATGGTCGGGCGCGGCACCTGGAGTGGTCCCCAGGCTTGCATCCGAAGCCTGGGGCGGGGATCAAGCGTACCGGTGTGCGCCTGAAAGTGCAGGTCACGCGGCGTGTGGGGGGTAAGCGGGTGGTGTCCCCGGCGACGCGGGCGAAAATCGCGGCCGCGTTGGCCGGGAAGAAACATCCGCACAAGGGGCACGTGGTGTCGGCGAACACGCGCGCGAAAATCGCTGCTGCGCTCCGAGGGAAACACCATCCGGGGAAGAAAGGGGTCCGGCGTAAAGGCCATAAGCTGACGGCTGAGACCCGCGCGAAAATCAGTAAGGCATTGCGAGGCCGGAAGCATCCACATCGCGGTGTACCGCGTCGACGGAAGAGGTAGCAGGGGATGTCCCGTCGTAGGCGGAAGCGCAGTGGCCGGGTCAAGGCGTCGGGTCCGGGTGGGTTGGTGTTGCCGGGGGGTGCGTCGTTCCCGCCGGGGTCGTCGGTGACCGACCCGTCCGGCATGTTGGCGTCGTTGCAGCAGCGGACGAACCCGAATACGTCGCAGCAGCCGCAGTCGGTGTTCCCGCCGATGGTGCCGTTGGACCGGTCCAGCCAGTTTTGGGCGCCGTTCGGTCCGGGTGCTCCGATGTACCCGGCGCCGCTGAACGCCCCTCGGCGGGACACTGGGCAGGCGGATCCGCGCACGTGGGAATACCCGGTCACCTGGAACTTGACCCAGGATGTGGGTCGGTTGACGGACTGGTCGACGCTGCGGGGTGCCGCACGCAAAGTGGACTTGATCTCGCAGTGTCTGCGGGTGCGGCGCGTCGAGCAGTCGTCGCTGTCGTGGGACATCACCTTGACCGAGCGGGTGATCGAGCAGCAGGGCGTGAAGTCGGCCCAGGACAAGCGGGCGCTCCTGGGGAAGTACGACACCAAAATTGCCGGGTTGATCGAGTTTTGGCAGGAGCCGGACACCACCAACGGTTACAACTGGACCGAATGGTTGGAAATGCTCCTAGAGGAGCAGATGGTGATCGACGCCGTCAGCGTCTACCCGAGGTTCACCTACGGCGGCGAACTGGCCTCCCTGGAGCTTATCGACGGCGCGACGATCAAACCGCTGTTGGACGAGCGGGGGAACCGGCCGCACGCGCCGGCCCCGGCGTATCAGCAGTGGCTGTACGGGTTCCCGCGTGGCGAGTACATCGACTCCGGAGCGGGCGGCACGGCGGACTGGGAGGGCACGGCGGGGAGCCTGATCTACAAGCCCCGGTATCGGCGGGTGGAGTCGCCGTACGGGTATTCGGCGGTAGAGCAGGCGCTCACCAGCGCTGAGCTGTGGTTGCGGCGTCAACAGTGGATGGTGGCCGAGTACACCGAGGGCACCACCCCGCGCACGTTCCTGAAGGCGACCGGGATATCGATGACGCCGGAACAGTTGCGTGCGTGGGAAGACTCGCTGAACGACTTCTATGGGGGGTCGACACCGAACCGGCACAGGATGCGGTTGTTCCCGGACGGGTTCGATCCGGTGATGGCCGACGACACCGCCGAACGGTACAAACCGGACTATGACGAGTTTTTGGTCAAATTGGTGTGCGCCCACATGGACGTGCAACCCCAAGAGATCGGGTTCACCCCCCGCAACGGGCTCGGGGGCGCCGGCCACGGCGAAACACAGGAAGGCGTCACCTACCGCAAGACCCTGCGCCCCACCTGCGAGTGGCTTGTCGCCCTCATGAACCAGATCAGCTACGCCTACCTGGACATGCCACGGGACCTGACCTTCCAGTTCCTCGGCCTGGACTCCGAAGACGAAGACGGAGCCGACCAGGTCACCGACCGGCGTTTCCGGTCCGGGCGGGTCACCCTGAACGAAACCCGCGACGAGTCCGGCCTGTCCCGCTACGACTTCCCCGAAGCGGACATGCCGATGATCGTCGGCCAGCGCGGGGTGGTGTTCCTGGACGGTGCCTCCGAGTTGGCGCCCGCGGGGGAAGAGATCTCCCCCCCGCAGGCACCGACCCTGTCGGCAGGAAGCAAGGATCCGGTCCCCGGCGGACAAGGCGTGGGGGGAAAGCCCGACGAGGATGCCGACCCGGGGGACGATACGGCCCTGGAGCCGGCGGCGAAAGCGGAACTCGGCGCGTACCGCCGGTGGGCCGGGTCGCGCCGGTGGGGTGGTCCAGGACGTGCGCGGCCGTTCGAGTTCGAGGTGCTGACCAAGGGCGACCTGGAGCGATCCGGCTACGCGGTGGTGCGTGTCCCGGACGGTGTGGGCGTGCAAGGCCCTGCCGGAGTGGTTCGGCGCGTGGTGTTCAAGGCCGACGCCCCTGGAGGTGGTGTGGACCCAAAAGCGCTGGGCCCGGCGGGGTGGGAGCGGGATCAGGAGGTGGCCGACCAGTGGGCGCCACCGCTGTTGGCGGCTGTGCTGGGGGCGGTTGATGTGGCCGCGATTGCCCAGCAATGGGCCTCAAACCAGACCGGGAAAGTAGCCGCCCCCGCCGCCCGGGTGTGGTTGACCAGCCAAAACATCACCCTCGGCGGCCCGGTCGCCGGCGTGCTGACCGACCTCTACACCGAGGGCTATTGGCTGGGGCACGTCCAAGCCACGAGCCAAGTCACCGGCCAGCCGCCCGAGTGGGGCGGCTGGTCACCCGGGCGGCCGGCGACCGCCCGCGCGTTGATCCCGGACAGGCTGCGGTTGCAGCAACTGTGGCTGGGTGTCGGCGGCATGGTCGACGCGATCGCCGATTACCGCCTGGACGCGATCGCCGCCGCCCTGGCCGGGCTCGCCGAGGACACCGACGAGGACACGGTCAGCGACGCCATCACCAGCGTGCTGGATGACCGGGCATGGGCCGACCGAGCCACGCTCACCGAAGTGGTCCGGGCCGCCGCCTACGCGGCCATGGGCGTGTACGCGGCGGGCATGGTCACCGAGCAGACCTGGGTGACCGCGGCCGGGGACGTGTGCCCGATCTGCCTGCGCAACGCCGACGCGGGCCCGGTCCGCGTCGGCCAAAACTTCCCGTCCGGCCATTCCCAGCCCCCCGCGCATCCGTGGTGCCGGTGTGGTCTGGCACCACAGAAGGAGGATTGATCCGATGAGCACAGCTGTGGGCTGGGCCCCGATCATCAAAGCCGACAAGCAGGCGGACGGCACGCTGATTATCACCGGGAAGGCCGCGGACTCCACGGTCGACCGTGACTACCAGATCGCGGACCCGGCCTGGTTGGACAAGGCCCTGGGCCAGTGGTATGGCGAGCCGGACGGGGGGAACATTCGGGAGCAGCACGACGGGAAACGTGCCGTGGGGCGGGCGATCGAGTACCGCAAGTCCACGGACGGCGGGCACTACATTTCGGCGCACATCGTGGACCCGGTCACGGTCACGAAGATCGAAAACAGTGTGTTGCGGGGGTTCTCGTGGTCCGCCCGTAACGCCAGGGTCCAGGTGGACAAGACCGCGGCCGGTGGCCGGATCATGGACGGCCAGATCTACGAGGTGTCGGTGGTCGACCGACCGGCCAACCCGCAATGTTTGTTCACCATCGCGAAGGCCGACGATGGCGGTGAGCTCGTGGATGTCGAAGACCCCACACTCGTGGTCAAGATCGACAAGCTAGATGCCGGCCAGCTGCAATCCCGGGTAGACGACCTGCCGGTGGAGGTCCTGGAGAAACGGGACTTCACCGCGGCCGAGCGGGACCAGGCCGCCAAGAAGGGCCAAGCGATGCCGGGCGGGGGGTTCCCGATCAAAACCCGGCAGGACCTGAAGAACGCGATCGCCGCGTTCGGGCGCGCGAAAGACAAGGCGGCGGCCAAAAAACACATCATCGCCCGGGCGCGGGCGCTGGGTGCGGTCGACATGCTCCCGGACGATTGGGGGGTGTCGAAGGCCCTCGGCGTCATGGATCAGGTCCGCACGCTGGTGCCGGGGGTCGACCTGGTCAAGGCCGCTGACGGTGACGGCGGTGAGGGTGGGGACGCGATGGGGGGCCAGGAGGCTATCGCCGCGATTGCCCGGCTGATCATCTCCGAGGCGGAATCCCTGGCCGAGGGCAATTACAACGAGCTGTGGGACATCCAGATTCTGTTGGACGCCGCGTGTGGGCTGCGGTGTTTCATCGGCAACGAGATGCGGGAAGAGGACACCATGGCCGAGGCCGCGAAAACCGACGACGCCACCACCGACACCATCGACGACGCCACGGGGACGGTGGTGGACAAAACCGAGACAGAAAGCGACACTGGGCACGCATTGACCGACCTGGTGACGAAAGCCATCACAGAGGCCACGAAGCCGCTGATAGACGAGTTGACGCTCGTAAAAGCGGAGTTGGCGCAGGTGAAGGCAACCCCCATCCCGGGCGGCCCGGCCCGTGTCCGTTCTACGGGACACACCGCTGTAGCAGCGAAAGCCGACGACATCCGCCGTGACATCGACCAGCTCCGCAAGTCGGTGGACGCCACCCGCGATCGTGCCCTTCGTGAGGGCTACCAGTCGCGGTTGGCCGCGAGGGAAGCCGATCTGGCCAAACTGTCCAGCTAACTGACTACTGTCCATCACCCGAAAGGCCGAGCATGAGCACGCGCACCGCATCCGCGGTCGCCCCGTATTTTGCGGACGTCGCCGATAACCCGGTCGCGTTGTCCGTGCGGGTCGACGAGTACAAGAAGGCCCTGGCCGACGCACCGTGGGGGGTGATGCAGCAGGGCCAGATGGTGGCCGGGAATCTCCGCCAGGTTGCCATGCAGAAGAGTGCCAGCGGCGGCACCATGATGGAGTTCACTAAGGCCGAGGACGATGTCACGGCGTTGCAGCGACTGTTGGGTCAGGACACGATCAACAAGGCCCTAGGTGACACCCAGCTGGCCGGGATCCGCGCCGCACTCGCCGACCAGGGCAACATTTCCAAAGACATCACCCTCACCAGCCCGATCTCCACCGGCATGGTCCTGTACGACCTGAAGGCGCCGGCCGAGTTCCTGGTCCCGGTGGAAACCCCCATCCGCAACCGGTTCCCGCGCACCAAGGGCACCGGTACGTCGTTCCGGTACAAGCAGATCACCGGCATGACCAACGCCCAAACCACATCGGGCGCGGGGGTACTGCACCCGGGTATCACCGACGCTACCCAGACGAACTTCGCCAACCCCGGCTCGGCCAACGCCCTCTACTTCAACCGGCCGCCGAAGATCTCGTGGACCGGCCAGGATGTCAACAAGGCGTACTTCCAGTTCGGCCTGTCCGACGAGGTCACCTGGTCGGCCTACTTCGCCGGAGTCGACTTCGAAGACCCTCGTGCGCTGTCCCAGTCCGGTGTCCTCTACGCCAGCATGCTCGCCGAGGAACGCATCTCGCTCCAGGGCCGCGGCCCATCGGCCGGGTCCGCCGGGTACGGCGGCGCGCTGGCTGACCCGACCGTGACCCTGTCGCAGGCGGCGGCCGGTGCGGGACAGACCGCGATCCCGGGCACCCCGAACGTGTACGTGTGGGTGGCCGCCAACTCCGGGTTCGCGACCGGGGGCGTATCGAACCCGTCCAGCCGGATCCCGGTGGCGGCGACCGGGAGCCCGATGACGCTCGTGGCCGGCAACGTCATCACGGGTGCGGTCACGGCGACCGGCAACCAGGGCGCCGTGTACGACGTGTACGTGGGTACCGCGGCGGGCGCGGCAAACGCCTTCTACTATGGAACGTTCTCCGGCACGTTCGTGGTCCAGGGCACGTTGCCGTCGACCGGTACCGCGGCGAACGCTGTGGTGGCGGACCAGTCGTTCCAGGCCAACGGGTACGACGGGCTGTTGGCGATTTGCACGGGCAGTACGGCCGGCTATCGCAAGTACTTGAACGGGTCGTTCTCCACCGCCAACCCGGGTACGGAGTTTCAGACCGCGTTTGGCGCGATGTTCGCGGCCAATCTCGCCAATCCGGACGAGGTGTTCCTGAACTCGTTTGACCGGGTGCAGTTGTCGGATCTGTTGAAGATCTCGGGTACGACCGGTTTGCGGATGATCTACAACGCCGAGGATCACGGGTCGAAGATCCTCGGTGACATCGTCGGCGGGTTGCAGAACGAACACACGGGCAAGATGGTGAACCTCACGGTGCACCCGTATCTGGTGCAGGGTGTGGCGCCGATCGTGACCCATCAGTTGCCGTTCCCGAACAGCCAGGTGCCGGCGTGTTTCGAGTTCCGCAACGTCCAGGACTACATGGGCATTAGCTGGCCGCAACTCCAGTTGTCGTACGACTTCTCGTCCTACTGGTACGGCACGTTCTTCTGTCACGCGCCGGCGTGGCAGGGCTGCATCACCGGTATCACCCGGATCTGACCCGGCCCGGGTTTCTCTTTCCCCTGTTCGCATGTGGGGGTGTGTAGTTCGGCGCTCCGACCGCACATCCTCACATGCCCCTACTGCTGGAGCGTGAACGATCATGAGCAGTGCCGGTACCCCCTGGGGTGAGCGTCACCCGTCAGTGGCGCACTTCGAGCCTCTGTTCGAGTACGGCCACCTGCCGCAGCCACTTCAGGACGTGTCGGCGGCGTTCGCCGATCTCGCCGAGGGGCTGTTGGATCTCCTCGGCGACGGCCCGGAGCTGTCGGCCGGGCTGCGCAAGCTGGTGGAGGCCAAGGACTGCGGTGTGCGTCAGGCCGTCCTGGACCGGAAGACCGAGGTTCGGGGGGAGGGCGTGAACGGTGGCTGACCGCGCGCCGTACGTGGCCGGCATGGTCCACCGTGCCACTGACGGTGGATGCCGGGCCGCGGTCATCACCGCCGTGCACCAGGGGGCTGACGGGGTGGTGGTGGACCTGACCGAGTTCACGGTCGCCGGGGGCGCGGTGCCGTTCGCGGGTCTCCCGCACGGCACACAGCCGGGGTCGTGGCACTGGCCGGACGAGGGGTGACACCGTGGCCAACATCCTGACCGTGGCGTCCGAGAAGCACGTGGAGCTGGACGTGGCGCGCCCGGCCGGGACGGTCCGGTATCGGCCGGGGCCGTCCGGGCGGATCGAGCCACGGACGAAGGCGGACGAGCTGGTGTTGCGGGCAGGGGGCGCCCAGCTGGCGAACCCCGCGGTCGCGTTCACCTCGGGTGGCCGGCGGTGTGGTTCGTGTGGGTTCGTGGGGTTCTTCACGCGGTGTGGCCGCTGCGGCGGAACCTGCGCTCCCGAGGCCCGGTGATCCCATGACCCCGTTCCTGGTCGGCTCGTACATCACCTGCGAGGAGTACTGGGCCGCGCCGACCGCGCTCAACACCAGCAACCTCGTTCCAGGTGGGACACAGGTCGACCAGGAAGGAGCGTTGGCGGGGATCATCGGGCGCGCGTCCCGGTTCCTGGATGTGGTGGCCAAGCAGCCGCTGTACGCCACCAGCATGATCCAAAACGAGACCGCGCGGACGGACCGGCAGGGTTACGTGATCTTGAAGGCCCGCATGGATCGGGTCAAGTCGATCGACTCGTTTTCCTACGGGCCTTCGTTCACGCAGCTCACGACGTACACGCCGCCGATCGATCCGGCGCAGTACTTCATTGAAGAGAACCGGATTCGGTTCGCGCTGGGCGCGACGGGGGTGGTGTGGCGGGGGAGCTTGGCGTTCTTGGCCCAGCCACGCAATGGCGAAGTCGTGGTGTCGTGGGGGTTCACCGGGGGGTGGGTAACCACGCGGCTCGCGGTGGCCGCGGCGGCGGGCGCGTCGAGTGTGACGATCGAGAACCCGACCGGGTTGTTGCCGGGGTTGCTGGTGCGGATCGTGGACGGCGCGGCCCAGGTGAATACCCAGGTGGCGGCGAGCTATGTGCCGGGGGCAACGGTGGTGCCGTTGGTGGCGCCGTTGCCGGCTGCCCAGCCGGCGGGGGCGTGGTTCGGTGAGGTACCGGACGATGCGAAAGAGGGCGCGATTCTGGCGACCAGCCACTATATCAAGGAACGGAAGGGCGCCGGGTTCACGATCGCATCGTCGGGACAGGGCGGAAAATCTCAAGCGTCCACAAAGGACATTGGGGATGAGTTGATACAGGCCGAAGTCATGGCCCTGCGCTACGAACGGCGGGCCCCATGAGCTTCGCCCTGGTCCGCTCCTCGGTGTACGACTACCTCACCACCCCGAAAATCGTGGGTGTGGACTACGTCTTCCCCGGCATCCCGTTCGACCAGGCCGGGGTGCCGTGGGACACGGTGATCACCTACGGGCAGACCACGCGCTGTTTCCTGGTCATCGTGATCCGCGACCCCGACGACTACGGAGACAAAATCTTCGTGCTGGACGGGCGCGGCGGTCGACGTGTCGTGCCCTACCCGGTGACTGTGGAGGCATATTTCGAGGACATCGGCGGTAAACCCGCTGCTGCGTTGCTGGCGCAGGACGCGATGCTGGATGCGATCCATGCCCGGTTGCAGTCGGATCCGTCGTTGGGCACGCAGGCGTCGAGCGGGGTGCTGGTGGCGGCGGCCCCCAACTTGAGGATCCGGCGTGGCGAACTGGAACGCCAAGGCGAGGGGGACACGTTCGCGGCCTGGTCGGTGTTCCAGTTCGACGTGTCGGTCTACGAATACCAAACGTGAAGGAAGGTCACATATGCCTGCGTTCAGGTTCACCGGCGCCGAGCCGGCCACGTATTGGGGGTGGACGGCGCACACGGGTGACGTGGCGTCGTTCCCGCTGGCGCCCCCGGATGATCAGTGGGTATTGGTCGTAGAGGAAGAGTCCCCGGCGGCCGAGGAGCAGCCGGAGGAGCAGGGCGACGGTGGTCAGTATCCGGTGCGCCCGAACAAGGCCGCGCCTGCCGCCGACTGGATCGCCTACGCCGTCGCGGACGGCACCTTCCAGGAGAAGACCGGTCAGGATCCCGAAGCGGAGTCGACTACCCGCAAGTCGATCGTCGAGTTCTACACCGGCGAGGGTGACAGTTGATGGCCACGTTCACCTATGCCGGGTTCTACCCGGCGCAGTACAACACTCCCTTGGGGTCCGCGATCGTGGCGCCCGGCCGGGTGGTGGAGTGGCCGGACGGGCCTCCGAACGAGGGTCACGGCTGGGTGGAGACCCCCGACGCGGAACCCACACCATTCGAGGAACTGGGCACCCAGGAGGAGTCCGAAGAGGACAGCGGAGAAAGGACGCCGGCCAGCGAACCGGCCGAACCGGCCAGCGAACCGGCCGACACATCCGAGAACGAAAACCCCCCTGATGTCGTGTCGTCGCAGGCCACAGACACCGGCGAGCAGGACACTACCGACCAGCCGGAACCGGTTCCGGCTGCCAGCAAGCGGTCCAACCGCACAACCAGGTAGGAGCACGCCGTGCCCATGACCTTCCCCTCGGTAAGGCAATTCGCCGGGGTCGCCCTGGAAGTGACCCAGGGCACCGCTGTGCCGATGACGTACACGCTGCTGGTGGAAGACCTTCAGCCCGAGGACAAGCCGAAGTGGCTAGATGACCACGCGTGGCGCGGCGCCATGGGCAACTTCTTCGGTCGCTACGCGGGTCCGCTGGTCAACGATTTCACGATGAAAGGCCCGGTGTTCGGCGACGGCATCGGGTTCCTGTTCTCCAATATCCTCGGCGACCTCGTCCCCCTCGGAACGGCGTCGACGCCGTCGACCACGCTCTCGGCGCAGGCGAACGCGGGCGCGTCGACCCTGTCCACGGTGGCGTCCATCCCTGCGGCCTCGGTGGTGCTGATCGGGACGGGTGCCACGGCCGAGATCCGCACCACCGGCACCCCCTCTGGTGCGGGCCCGTACTCGATTCCGTTCGCCGCCGGGCAGCTGCCGTTGCAGTACACCCACGCCTCGGCGCAAGCCGTGGTCGTGCAGGTGGCGCCGTACACCAACGCGTGGTCGGTCCTCAACAGCCTGGCCACCACGAACTATCCGCAGGGGCAGCCACCCACGCACACCATCACCCACTACCAGGGTCCGGCGGCCGGCGGGGTGCCGCGGGTGTTCCCGGGAGCCTGCCTGTCCAAGTTGTCGTTGAACTGGTCGGCCGAGTCGGAACTGTTGATGTTCGACGCGTCCGCCACGTCGTGGCCTTCGGTACTGGACTTGCAGGTGCGTACCCCGGCGGGTACGACGGTGGCGCCGCAACCGTCGTGGAAGGGCAAGCTTGGCATTGGCGGCCCCGCCAGCGGGGGTACGCAGGTGTTGACGGTAGAGAGCGGGTCGGTCGACATCGACCGGGCACTCGAACCGATTTTCACCGAGCAGAACGCGCAAACCCCGTACACCATCCAGCGCGGTGAGGTCGGGGTAGGCGGGAAGCTGGAATTTGTGGCGGCCGACGAGTCCCCGTTCCTGGCCATGATCAACAACACGCAGCCGCAGCTCCAGTTCACCCTGTCCAACGGGCTGTCCGGCGCGAACCTGATCACGGTCCAGTTCGACGTGGCGCAGGGCGCGTACCGGACGGCGAAGCTGGATGGAGGAAAGAAGGCCATCCGGTGGGGGGTGGAGTGGGACGGGGTCTTCAACACCACGAACGCCGGGGGGAGCGGGGGTTACTCGCCGATCAAAGTCACGATCGGGTCCGCGGTCCCGGGCAACACCTACCAGTAAAACGTACACATATTAGGAGCGCGTCATGTCGGAAACTACTTTCGGGACACCATCAGGCGACCCACCGGACAACACGCCAGCCATCACCCCACCCACCCCACCGCAGATCGTGTTCGCCGACCCA